TCAAGCGGTTTTGCTTCATTACTAGTATTTAATAGAGCATTTAAATCAGATTCCATTACATATTCTCCATTCAACTATACAATGCCTTTATTTTTAGCGATAATCTGTGAAACTTTCTTTAATTCAGATTCATCTTGAAGAGATTTATTATCCTTGCGCATAAGCATATCATATCTAACTTTTGCTTTACGTACTCTTGCTATTTTATCATCTTTATCAGATGGTGCAGATGTTGCTTGATCACTAGCAAGTGGCGCTACTTGATCTGATGGTTGAGGACCACCCATTGAACCATCTTGATCTGGTTGCATTTCAGATTCATCAGGCATTTCTTCTTCAATTTGTTTATCTTGTTCAATTATATCATCTTCTGTTTGTTGTAAAATATTCTTTCTAGCCCAATCTTCAGAATAATATTTACCAATCATTTGTGCATTTTGCATAAGAGACATTAAATTAACACGATTTTCAACAATTTCAGCAGTCTTTAATTCTTCAAAATAATTATCTTTAGCAAAATCAAATTTAATCTTTGTTTGTATAAGTTTCCAATCTTCAATAGTCATTATATTCTTTAGTACAACTTGTTTTTCAAGAATACTTAGAAATAATACTGAAAACCTACCGCGGATACGAGTTATAAAGCGGGCAAATTTAAGTTCATCTCGTGTTACTTCAGTTGCTCTGCCAAGTGAAAATAAAGCATCTGAATTTAAACGATTTACTGGAACATTAAGTGTCTGGTATAATTTCTTTTGGAAATAAAGAACATCATCCATTTCACCAAGAGACTGACCTCCAGGAAGTGTTGTTACTTCTGTTCCACGGCCACCTTCGCGTCTTGGCAACCAGAAATCTTCTAGCATTGTCATAAATTTACGATCATCACGCACTTCACCAGTATTGCCATCATAAATTAATCTGTTCTTATGCTTAACCATAATATCACGCACATATTGTTCTGCTTTCATCTTTGGAAGATTACCGACATCAATGTACCATATACGACGTTCAGGTGCGCGTGCTAAACGATAAATTACTAATGAATCTTCAAGTACTCTAAGCTGATTTAAAGCTTTAATTCCTTTATGAAGATATGAAAGAACCATTGTTCCTTGTGTATCAGTTAAACCAGAAACTACATGAACAATAGAATCTTTTGCAATTTTTAATCCAGTAGTACTAGGTCCTACTACTTTATTACCATAATTGAAACCACGCTCATTATAAAGATAATATTCATTTTTTGTAATAGGTAGTACAACTTGTAAATCTACTGATTTATCAAGTATTGGCTTTTTAGCAATTTCTCTAACTTTACGAATTTTACGAGGATCAATATATCTAATTTCTTTTAATCCTATAGAAGGATTTTTAGGATCAATCATTGCATGATAATATAGACGTCCGTCAATATACCAGCGTCTAGCTATTTCATAAGCGCGTCTGTTAAAATCTAATAATGAAAGACAGTTTTCAAATTCTTTTTGTACCGCTTTCTTTACTGAATCGGTTAAATTGTCTATTTGATCTAACTGAATAGATACAATTTTTGGTTCAGCAATGTCCATCATCTCATTGATAATTTCGTCAACAGCAGAATCTATTTCTGGTTGAAGAGACATTTCTCTGTATTTAGTTACTAATTCAGCTTCAGTTCGAACTGTTCCGTCTAAATCTACATAAGTACCATATGCTGCTGCAGCTGAAATAGTTAAAGCACCATCGTCTGTTTCTTTTGTAACAAACGATGGTTGCTCTATTTCATCTGATTTAATCTTCCGGAATTCAAATCCGAACAATGAAGCCATTTATTTCTCTCCAACGACGATTTAAAATCGCCAAAATACTATAAGAAATTAAATATTATAGATTACCAGAATATTGGTTAATACCACCAGCAATCTTACCAGAAACTTCTACTAGTGGAATCCAGTAATCATATGCAAACCCAACATTGAAAGTCTGAATAGAATTTGTTGAATCCCAGTCTAAATCAATTGCATCAATTACAGTTGGGAATGCACCAATAATTTCATATTCACGGATAACAGATCCATCCTTAGAATATTGAATTACGTTCATAGTAGCCTTGTAATTTTCAACGTTTACTTCGGCCTGTCTTGTATTACTTATATGTTTATTCATAGCATTTGACCACTTTTCGAACATGGCGCGAACACCAAAGTCCTCATCATTCATTACAGTAACACGCCAATCAGCAAATGTTCTATCACCAGCAACCTTGATCTTACGACCAAAGTAAGGTACCTGAATCGAATCAATATTCGATTCAGGTAGTGATGCTGCACGAGCTGTAAATTCGAACTTATTAGCCGATGTTAAATCGATTCCAATTACAGGTGGAGGACTTACAGCTACACTGAAAAGTGCAGGGCGCGCACCTCCATATTGTAAGCCTCTAGTCTTAAACTGGTCAATATTAAAAGCCATCGATGTACTCCTTATTCTTTTTCTTATTTAGCTGTTCAAGTTCATGTTACTTTAATTATCTTTAAAAAGCCCCAATCACTTCGCTAAACTGAACACCAGTACCGACAGCCACGAAGTTAAGCTGAATAAAGTTAATCGAACGAGCTGGTTTGATATAGATATCACCGACAAAGTTATTAGTATCAATTACTTGTGCAGTATTATTTGTCTCATCACATACTACCTTGAAGTCATAGATACCACGACGTCCTTGTACATCTCTTAGATAAGGTGTTACTAGATTAACAAACTGTCTGCGTGTAAATGCATCATTGAACTCAAAGAGCGAATACTTAGCAGCTGTTGCAATTGCCTTTTCAAGAACAATGAAGAGTCTTCTTACATTAATTCTATCAAACGCAGATGGTTTTGCTTGTAAAGTCTTATCACCATATAGAACCACACCCTGACCAGGAAATGATACTACCGGATTAATGCTATTCTTATAAAGAATATCGCGATCAGTCTTTGTTGGATTGAATGCTAATTTTACTAGATTCTTGATTTGTCCACGATTGAAACCAGCAGGTGACCACCAAGCATCATTTGTTTGATCTGTGCGTGCGCAGAGACCAGCGATATCACCATTTAGTGGAATCCAACGATATATATCATTGTGACGATCATACTGATACTTATAACCAGAATCAATTATTGCATATGATGTGTCATGCAATACGTTTCTCCAGTTTACTACTGATGTTGCTTCATACCCAATATTATTTACAACAGTTGACCTATCGGGTGAGATAACAGCAACACAGTCTTTACGCTGACCAGTAATATTATCAATGATATAATTTGCTAGTTGGAAGTTAGTAACAGTTTGTCCACCGGATGTTACTGAACCGCCAATTCCTTTACCCTGCATTACAATTGATACATCAACATCTTCTGCAGAAGCAAATAAATCATATCCTTGAGAAACTACAGCAAGTGGAACATTAGATTCCGAATGTCCATCAGATCCAAGTGCAAACTGAATTCTAAGTGGTGTGCCATTTGTAGAAGAAGCAACATTCATTGCATTAGCAGATGCAGCTCCTGATCTGTCATTAGCCCACCAAATATATTGTGATTGATCATTAATTACAGTCTTATAGTAATTAGTTGATGTATCTGAGCCCTTTGCATCAGTAGCGCGTGATAATCCCTTATAAACTTCAAGAACTGTTCCAGGTGTACCGGTAAATAATCCACCGGCATCAGATACTACTACATGCAATTCATCATTTGCAGATGTATTACCAAAACTCTTTACAAAGCTAGACTGACCCGGCGCTGTATCTACTACATTATAATATTCCCAAAAACGATTAAGTGTATTACCATTTACTAGTGAAGTATAATCGGTAGATAAACGATATGTGTCTTCAAAATTAAGTGTTACATATGAAGATGTTGCATTACTAGCAACATCTGCAATACTAGTAATTTTTAAATATTGTGTTCCAATAGATGCATTTCCAACCTGTAATACATCACCAACTGATACATTAGCTGCGATGCTAGTAGCAAGAGTATTGGAAACAGCGCTCGGTGAAGATGCCGTAGTAGCTATAACACCTGTATTTGAACCAATGCTAATTGAAAATACTGGCACCCATGTTGTATTAGCAATAGATGGAGTAGAAGCATAAGCATTTGCAGAACCGCATGTTGAAACTCTTAATGAGTTTCCAATTCCACCTGGGAATTTTGCAACATATAAAATATCTGTATCAAAAGTACCATCTAATGCTGTATATGCATTTTCATTTTTTACTATTTGACCAGATAGATTTGCTACAAATGTGTCTGGTGTTAAGGCAACGGCTGAATATGTTGTATTGGGATTAGCAAAATATACCGTAGCACTTCCACTTGATGTAGCATTCTGTGACAGAACAATAGCTGAAGAATTTACTGATGAAACAGTAATATTATTGCCAACGGCAACACCAGTAGTATTTGATTGAGATATATACATTCCAGCAACAATACCAGCAGTTTGGGGGTTTGTTGCACCAACTAAAACGTTATTAGATGATAGTGTAGTAAAGACTAAACTTGGTGTATCTCCAGAAGTATTAGCAGTACGAGCAACAATTAACTGATTTGAATAACCTAAAAAGTTAGATGCCGTAAACCATGTTTCTGCATTTAAATTGGTAGGTTTACCAAATCGATTAATTAAAATTGTTTCACGATCTATAACAACTCTCTGTCCTACTGGTCCCCATCCAAAGACACCCGCGATTGCACCAACAGAGGTCGATACGGCTGGAACTACTGTTGTTAGGTCAATTTCGCTAACGTTAACGCCAGCACTTAACTGGAATGGCATATGTTTATTCTCCTTGATCAGAAATTCTCATCTTAATTCTTTCATTATTTATAGGTTATTATTTTCTACAATGATCCAGCGTTCGCCATCTGATGTAATAATTTCGGAATCTTCGCGACCATTGTTGATAAATCCAAATGGCAGTATGTCATCACTGACTTCATCTTTGGTTTTTTCTCGCATTTCTATAAGAGTATTTATGTTATTTAAATCTTTAAAATATTGCTGGCCAGTCATCCATCCAAATAATACTAGTCCCATGACTAGATCATCATTTGCACCAGATTCAGCTTCATAACTATTATTCTTTTTAGAAAATGTAGTTAATTCTGATATAGTATCAGCATCATTTATTATAAGTTGATTCTGTTCTATTAACATTTTAAGCATTGAACAACCAACCGATTTAACAACTTTAGTAGTTCTAATACCTAAATCTTTACTAGATGTTCCAAATCCAGAAGTCAGCTTTTTACCACGAGGACCTCCGGCTTCTGTGCAGAATAAATTCTCATATTCAAATTCATTTTGAAGTGTCCACGCTGCTTGTTCACCTATATCATTTATTTCTACTAAAATATATGCAGAGTTATATAGTGTAGCTGTTTGTAAAATAACTTCAGCATAATCTGCTACTAATATATTATTACTTTTAAATGTACATACTTGTTCATATGGCATCGAAGTAATATCAATAATAGAAAATGCTGAGTAATCTAAACCTTTACCTCTTGCAACATCAACAATAACAACATATTGTCTATCTTTTATTGGTGTTTTGTATTGCTTAAGACCGTCATCATTTTTCATGATAGGTTTTTGATCAACTAATTCTTGTAGTTTCCAACCAGAAATAAGAGTGCCAGAAGATCCAAGAAATTGAATATTAAATTCTTGATCAAATTTTTCTGTATCACCATTGAGAGCTTCAAGAGTTTTTTGTTTCCAGTTATCATCGCGTCCTGGTACTCTATGCCATGGCACTTCAATAACGTTAAAACCATTTTTACCTTCTTTAGCAAGCTTAACAGTTTTATAAAAATGATTAAGACCTCGGGGTGTAGAAGTCATAATAATTTTCGTTTCAGATCCAGATGAAATAGTCGGAAATACTGATGCAAAGAATTCATCATAATTATCGATGAATGCGCACTCATCGAGATAACATATAGAAATAGAATGTCCACGAACGTTATCTGATGTAGTTGCTGTAGCAATAATCTTTGAACCATTTTCTAATTCAAAAGAACCTTTATTCCAAACAGTAGTTCCTTGCTGCAACCATTTAGGCAGATACTGATATGCTAATTGAATTCTTGATAAAATTTCACGAGCAGTATCGCCTTTATTTGCAAGAATAGCTACTTCTTTAGATTCATTAAATATGATATACCAAAGAAGGAAAGCGCACACAGTAATAGACTTACCACTTTGTCGTGAAAGATTAAATGCACAATAGCGATTATCTTTCATTGATCTAATCATATCTTTTTGATAGTCACGAAGATCAAAATTAATAAGACCTTCATCAAGTGATACTATCTTCATATATGTTTCAGCAAAATAGACAGGATCATTTGAGCATTTTATCAGTTCTTTAACTGTATGCTCATCCCATTCTATTTTTTGATCAGCTCTTTTTAAATTAGGATTGCCTTGGTATGTCTTTAATTCTGTCATTATTACTCAATGTTTTCAACATTCTTTGAAGTTCATGTGTTGAGCCAACAAATAGATTATTATTAATAATCTTATTATCAGTATTATGTGGCGTATCTGAATTATGTATTTCTCTAATTTTACTTTGTATTTCTAAAAGATCTTTATTAGCATCTACAAGAGTCTTAATTAAACCAGCTAATACTTCATACATACGTGGATGCTGTGCTTGAGAAGCTAGATTTACAAGATTATCTAAAGATATTTTTCCAGCATTTATAAGTTCTAAAATATTATTTCTAGCAGTGGTAAAATCTGTTTTAGCAGAATCATCAAAAATATCACCCATCAATTTCATTACTTGATTAGGTTGATCACCAGGAATCATTGGTGTCATATTCATGGCAGCAGATATGGGATCATTATTTGCATTATCAGTCATTATGTAACATCTTCTTCGCTAGTTAAGTTAGTAATTACTTGTACAAATCCATAGTCATCATCGGCTTGAATATCAGCATATGGTACAGTAAGAGAAATATTTGAAGTTGGTTCTCCATCAACTGTTAACCCAGGTTGAATTGTAAGACGTTCAGCTGGATCAGTTATTCCTACACCCTGTGCAGCAGTATTAGTAGTTGGTATATAGAAATTTGTATTTGCAAATTTAATAACAGCGCTTTTGCGAACTGGACCATAGAAATAGCCTTTTATCGTAAAGTCAAGCGTCCATATAATGGCTCTTCTTTCTTTAAAATCACCATCATATGTATCATCAAAACTTATATTATTTAAGACAATAGGAATATCCGGTTTAATATTTAATTCTGGTACTAGGTTTGCAGTAACTGTCCAATCTGGAGTAAAGAATGGTAGAATTTGCTCAATGATTTTTGTACCATCTTCATTATTCTTTACATATACATATAATTTCATATCTAGATTATATGGAACTGGATTATATTGATATTGTAATTTATTTTTATCAGTTGTATCTATAACAGCATATCTATTGACGGTTGGAAGTTTTCTATTTCCATCATACTTTAATCCAGTCATTTCAAAAGACATTACTGGAAGTACTATAGCTGCTTGGCGATCGATATTTGGATCAGAGATTACTCGAGTAAGCATTTTTTCTTTGGCAGCATATGTCAATGGTACTGTAATAAGCTGAGTTCTATTATTAGATAATGTTCTAGTAATTTGTATATGCGAAAATATACGACCAAACATAGTAATGTATTTTCTAGTAGTAGAAAAATACCATGGAGGATTACCTAATATACTCATTGATTATTGCCTATTAGAAAAGTGTATTTTTCAGAGTCCATCGCCTTCTGAGAATGGATCACTCTCAGAAAAGTCAATGAATTCATCTGATTCATCTTGTATAGTCTTATTCTCTGTGGTAGGATCTATTACTTCAAGATCATATTTTTCAGACACAATATAGTCGCTATCTTCAGTAAGAAGCGCTTCGTCAGTTTCTGTAAGAACTGACCAACTAATAATATTAGTATCAAAATTAACTTGTATAGCATCAATTTCTGCTATACCAGTATTAAAGATTTCATTTGAATATTCAAATAATTCGCATGTCATTTCCCATGTTTGCAGTGCGCCAAGTTGATAAAACATTTCATGTTTATTAACATACTTAATCTGAAAACACTTTTTATTTAATGGGAAATATATAAGATCTCCTTCATTAGGTCTAATATCAGCAGTATATGCGGAAACTTCTTCATTAAATACACGTTGTGCAACTGAAAATATTACTTGATCTCTTATTTCAAGACCAAACTTAGACATAAAATTACCATCACCGGCAAAACCATCAATTGACTTAATATACATTTCAATAAGTACTGCGCGGTCATATGATGATTGATCATCTGTATAATAAAGCTTATCTAAATTATTGATATTACGTGGAATATAATATACATCTTCACCATAAATTTTAATGGCTTCAATAATCAAATTCTCAATGAGAAGTTGCTCTTGACTAGATTGAAAATTATTGAAGAAAAAAGACGAGGCCACTACATATTCCTTTTTGTCTATTTATTCATTCAAAAATATGATAATATATATAGTGTGCTGTCATGCTCTTGAAGCGTTTAATGATAGAGCCTGTGGGTTTTAATACCGCGACAGGCACTATCTATTTATTTAGACTTACATTTGTCATTATGATATCTTCCAATGTTACCTGGATTTCCTATAAATCCACAATATTTGCATTCTATTTTCTTTTTATTTAATGAAGAAAATATACCAGCTGCAGCGATATTAGCTCTATGTTCTTCAGATAAAGGAATACCGCGTCGCATTTCAGCCGATATATTAATAGCCTTTGCCCAGTTACCTTTATTCTTTCCCATCATAGACTTAGAGCGTTTGGCTCTTACTTCTAAATCTGATGAGCGAGTATCTCTATTTTTTAGACTTTCTAGATAATTTTGTCTGACATCAGACCGTATCATTGCTTCTTTGGTCTTTACTGAGATCTTTTGTGATATAGTCTTAATATTTTCATCATATTTGTGCCAAGTTTCATTTTGCGTAATTTTTAAGTTATAATATCTAATTTTTATCTCATCTAGTTTTATCATATTTAGATAACGTTGCTCTTCAGTATATGTTTGACGCCGATTTTCTATCTTAGTTTTAAGAATTTTCCTTTTAAAGTCTTTTGGACGTATTTTGTACGCCTGCATCATCCATGTTGATGAACATATATAGCCGTCATCTTCAGTTCCCCAGTGACATCCAACATAATATCGCTTATGCTTACGATCAAACCAAATATAAACAAATCCATATTTTTCCATAGAAATCTCCTTTTCTATGGTTATTTATACAAAGTATATATTCTAGCCGATCATATCCGTAACTGGAAGTGAATATGAATAAATCATTTCTTTTTCTAGAGCTTCTCGTTCTGCAGTTGCATCATCTAAAATTTTAGCACCATTGAACATGACACCGCCGGGTAACTGCATACCGGAGAATTTGGTGAGATTCCATCCCCACTGCTGCTTCATTAAACATGCAGCATAGCGCTGAAGCCAGCGATCTGACCATACCTTTGAATAAGTAGTTGGATCCACTATTTGATATGCTTCTAAAATAACAAAATCTCCGGGACTAACAATACCCCAGTCCATATCAACATAACATGCATTTTTATGTCGATTATATCTGATAGGTTGTTGTCCTACTAACATTTGTTCTAAAAATTGAACATGTTGCAATGCCATATAATATGGAACCATTGAAACAGATGTTAAAGTATATAAATCATTAAGAGCAATTTGATATCTAATATTGAATAGGTTATTAGTATTCAACGCTTGACCAACGGGAAACATTGAAACAACACCAATAATATTATCTGGAATGGGAATAAATCCGCCTTTACGCGGCTGAAGAACTGCACCCGAACCAGTAGAAGTAGTTATAGTATAACTTGGATCAGTTGATAGATGATAGGTATTACCATTTGTATATAGACTATCAACCGGAACAGAAAGAATAGTACCAGTTGTACTTGTAATTGGATTTAAATTAATTACATCTGAACCTTGTGTAATTACAATAGTATCTGAATTAGAATATCCAGTACCGCCATTTCCAACTACAACATCTGCTAAATTATATGGGTAGTTTTTAGCTTGAATTTGATACTTATAATATTGCTTGTCTGAACCATCAAAATGATAATCGAAAAAATAACGAAGAGCTTCATCAATGCGATCATCAATTTGATCATCATCTATATTGATTTCAATAACGGGTTTGCCAAGTCTGCGTAGGCAATACTCTTTAAATGATGCTCTATCAGTTGCAATTGCCATTTATACTCTCTTTTTCTATTATTTATCGTAAGTTTATGTTACCATAACGAGTACGAGCTATCTCTTTTTTGATATATTTATTTTATTTCCATCGCGGACCGCAAAACCAATACACAAGTGTTTTTCTTGTGCCAGTTTCAACCGGTAAAACCCTGTGTGATAGAAATGATGGAAATAAAATCATAGATCCCGCATCCATTCGAATAGTATTAATGCAATTATTAGGATGATTCGGTAATATTATTTGAAAATCACCACCGGTATATTTGTCCTGTGGTGTTAAACATAGAACAGCAGATAACTTTCTCCAACTAAGATCTCTTGGTATGCAGTTTAAACCACGACTATCTAATACACCAAATGGTCCATCTGGATGCCAATCAAAATACATTTCTTCTTTATAAATTGTATATTGAGGAGCCATATAGTTTGAGAGTTCAAAATTAAAGATATTCTTATTAACTTCTTCTACAGTATTTACTATTCTATCTTCATATGTCTTAATAATATTTGAATCTTTAACAAAAAAAACATTTGAATTTCTGTAATTTTGACCTATTGATTCTTTTTCATTTTTACCAACCACTGTTCCTTTTTCAGTTATATGATCATAATTTTGTAAGATATCATTTAGTTCAATAATTTCTGATTTATTGAAAACATTTTCAATGATATAATAATAAGCATAAGTCAGATATCCACGTCTATTTTCATTAGATAATTTAATCTCATAATCTGTATAAAATTTTACATCTATAAGGTCGCGATCAATTCTTTCAATCATAATTAAAGCTTTCTTTATTTTGTCGGAGGCGTAGGAGGCGACACCGGCGGCGCTTCACCATATACATACCCATTAGAGCCTGGCGCTCCAGTTGGGCCTGGCGCTCCAGTTGGGCCTGGCGCTCCAGTCAGGCCTTGAGGTCCTTGATCCCCGACTAGTCCTCTAGTACCAGTTGGACCAGTTGGTATACTTGCAGATGTTTGCACAGTTGCGTCAGGAAATACTATTCCTGTAGAAGTAACCTTAGTAGGCATGAAATATTACTTTGTTGGAGGAGTAGGAGGAGGAGGTGGAGGAGCACCAGGAGGTGCAATTGCAGGAGCTCCTTGCGGGCCAGATAAGCCACGTAGACCGGTTGGACCGCGTGGACCAGTTGGACCTGTGAGACCCACAGAACCGGTATAGCCGGTTAGACCTATTGGACCGGTAGCACCTCTTATTTGAGCAGTTATTGCAGTAGTAGCATCTGGATATAATATACCAGTGGTCTTAACAACAGTTGTCATTTTATAACTCTTTTATTATGGACACGGCGTATATGTAAATGTAGCTAAATTAAAACAAAATCCTTGTGAACCAGTATATCCAATAGAACCAGTATATCCCGTTGGTCCTGCTGCACCCCGCGAACCAGTATATCCAATAGAACCGGTATATCCAGCAGAACCAGTATAACCTACTACAGCCGCAGTAGTTTGTATTGAATTATCTGGAAATGTAATTCCAGTAAAAGTAATTTTAGTTGACATCTGTGCAAATATATTTTCTTATATACATTGGAACGTCATATGGTCTACGTAAAAGATATTTACGAAACAATTCATTCTTTGGAATCTCACCTGGATTAATTGTTTCAATTTCAATTACTTTATATTGAGAAACGCGCGCATTTGGATTTGTATGTCGTGGCTTTAATTTAGTTTTTGTTGGATGAAAATGAGTTACTTGATATTCTGACTTATATCCAATAGATTCAAGATCTGTATAATGAAAGTTTATTAATTTAATTGAATCAGCAGGATGACCAAAATTATCTTTTATAATATTTCTTGGCCTGGTGAATATAGCACTCGACCAAGTTGCAATATCCACAGGAAGTTCTGCCCATAGATGAATACATGAATAACAATTTAATACGCCATCATTAAAAAAACCATAATGTCTTGTATGTGTCAAATCATATGCTGCATCTGTATTTAACCAATCAGTATAGTCCGGTATTTTTACCGTTGAATTAGACATTGTAGATCTGCTTTTCATTAGATCTATAATATCATTTGCATCAGTTTTAGTTAATAGTCTAATTTCTTCCATATTATTTCTCATTCTTTTTTAATTCATCAATTTCAATACTTAATTCTTTAATGGCCTCAATTAAAAGTCCTATCATATTGCCATATGTTACAGATAAATAACCATCATCATTTATTCGAACAGCTTCTGGTAAAACTTTTATAACATCTTGTGCTATAACTCCAATTGATCTACCATCAATACCTATTTTATTAAATGATACACCTCTTAAATCTTTAACTATAGCTAATGCATTTACAATAGTAATTACATCTTTTTTTAATCTATAATCAGATGTCGAAGTTATATCACCGGCAACAGATAATGATGTAGAATTCATGAAAGTATTAACAGTTGTATTACCAATACTTATGCTGCTTGTACTAATATTAACATTAGCACCAACATTTAAAGCTGTAGTTAAATTAGCTGTTGCTGGAAGTCTAGCTGTATTTAATGTACCTGAAGTAATAGTCGTGGCATTAGCTGAAAT